TTAGACCTTTTTTTGCCATTAATATTTTTTTGTCTTCTTACGTTTCTTTTGCATAACAGCGCCACAGCCTTTTGCAATGCCACCTTGAGCGTAACTAGAAATTCTTTTTCTGTCTTGTGATATTTTATTGAAGTCTAAAACTTCTCCACCACCAGCCATCTTTTTCTTTTTCTTTTTACCGCCCGGTGTTACTTTACCAGAACAAACAGCAGAAGCGTACATGTTTGCGTAAGCTGACGGATAAACTTTAAACTTACGTTTAGCCGCTGCTTTCCCTCTTGGACAAAGCTTAGCCATTACTTCTTACCTTTTTTCTTTTTCATTTTAGCAGCAGTAATAATATCGCCTCTTGTTATCTTTTTAGGATCACCATACATCGCTGCAAGTTTTTTCTTTTTCATTTTTTTCTTTGTTGTTCCACCTTTTTTGTACATCATTTTTGTTCCCGGCATCATTATCTCCTTACGTGTTTGTTATTTCTAGTACACTGACTAGTATTTCAATAGCGTCTGCTGTAGCCGCTTGGATCTTTATTTGATCCGCTTCTTCTAACACAATAGGATGTGTTAAAACTTCTTTTACCTCTGGATGACTTAAATTAGCATCATGTAATAAAATCTCTAAATTAGAATTACTAGAGTCCAACATCCTTACTTTTGTATTAACAGTACTACCACTAATATTTGAAATAATAATACTTTTAACAATACCAACAGTTGGTAGAATAGGAGGACTAGCTCCAACATTTGCTGTAGGCACTGTATATGCTGTTACATTACCAGTGCTATCTGGTTGTAAAGAAAAACTTTTAAATGAATCAGCCATCAATAAACCACGCTCTTGCCATTGTTACATTCTTTAAATCGTTCTCATAACCAAAATTCAATTGTTGTATAATTTGTTCTAGTATACGAATTAGTGTATCCATTTGCTCAGCAGAATATTCTGGTTTTGCATCTGGTAGTCGTGCTGTTGCTATTTTTGCCATTACCCGCCTCTCATTCCGTCTGGTTTAATATCCAGTCTCATTGTACCATATCGCCAGTTATCATCAACAGCATCACTTGAAACACGTACAGCCACTTGTCTGCCTCGTATTCTTGTATCGACTTTTGTTGTAGAAGTGTCAACATCAAATGAACCATGACTTGTTTGTGTGCCACTAGGATATGGTCTTGTCTTTAGTGTTACATCAACAGTCCCTACTTGATTTTTAAAGTCTGGTATAAATCTAGATACAGACATAAAGTTATCACCATCGGCAATATCAATATCACCCGATTCAATATGATTAAGCATTGCTGCGCCATCATCATTAGATCCTGTTTCATGTAAATATACAAAAGTACGACCTGCTTTAAGGCCTGTAATGGTAGAGATTGTTGCTGTTGTATCAGTAGCATCGAACTCCGCTGCGTATGGATTATCATACACACCACTATCAGCCCATGAACTTCGAGAAAGTGTGCCAACATACCATAAATTTTCTGCATAGTTATAGGCAACCATTTTATCAATTTGTGTAGAATTTGCAGATGGATAGAACCACATAACTTCGTTAAAATCAGAATTTGCTGCACAGAATACATCTTGTTTTGCGTTTGGATTGATATTATCAAATACGTGATCTTGCACAGAACACGGTATCTTTTTTACCGAACCATCAAACATGAAGAAAGAATCATCACTCATCCAAAATGATGTACCCGATACATCAACAGCCGCGTTAATACCTACTGCGCCACAATTTGAACCTATTTGTTTAAATCCAAAAGTAAGAGGAGCACCAATAAATTGCATTTGATATAACGCCGTATCTGTCCAAACCATCACCGCACCTCTTGATCTAACGGCTGTATTAATTTGGTTTCCGTCTGTTAATCGAAAAGAACCTGCTGTATTTGTTGCTGTTGGTGTCCAATCATTTGTTGTTTCTTGAGAGGACCAACGAAGAAACATATTATCTTGTGTAGAAGATGTACCTATAGTTGTCTCTGTACCAAAACAAATAACGTGTCTATCATCACCCGATACCAACATAAATCTAGATTTTGTTGGTGCACCAGAAACATTTGTTGTACTAGCTAAGTTACTAGATAATCCAGATGACGTGTCCCAATAAAATAAGCCGCCATCAAACTGTAAAGCCAATACATCTTCACCCCAGTTATCAAGTGCCCATTTTGCCGATTGTAGTAAAACACCTTCTGCACCTGTTAGACCTTCTCTTGATGTATCCCATGTTGATGTGCTCCATGTACCTGCACCCCAACCATAACCAAATAAGGAGACCGCTGCACCAGTGTTTACTTGATACGTAGCGTTAGCTGTTACGCTTGCATTTCCAGTAGAAGTAGCTGCTGCTTTAGCTTCGATGGTATATGTATTAGCATCCGGCACTGTTAATATTTCAAACTCGCCTTGTAGATTAGCTGCTGATATACCATTAACTGCACCACCTACACTAGCAATAGTGACAAAGTCACCAATCAATGCACCGTGACTAGAGTCTGTTACTGTTACCGTAGAAGATGTATTTGTTGTTCCAAACTGTGTAATGTTACCAGTGCCTGTAGACCGTGTTGGTGTTATATCTGCATAATTGTTTTCTGAATAGGCATAGAGTTTTTTATTCGTACCATAAATGGCGTATTTAACACCATTTAAAGCAGAATAGGTAAGGATAGCTCGAGTTGCGCCGACGAGAGCATCACTTGTTACTTTTGTCCAACCACCAATCTTTTCTGGTAAACCATATCGAAAGCGAACATTATCACAATCAACCCATTTACCTTCTGCACCGTATTCGGTATTTTGTTTATCTATACCGGGTGCTATTTGTAGTTTGGTTAATGGCATAATTATACAGCAGTTTCATATAGTCTAATCCAACGATCAGTACCGTTAATATTAACACGTATTGCTCCTACTTTAGAACCACCAGTGTCCGTAGAAGAAGATACACTTGCTGTGCTGTCCGCCGCACTTGTACCATCAAATCTAATAAACTCTTGATCACCGTCTCCTTGATCTAATGTTAAAACTGCAATAGCTCCAGTCGCACTTGCTTGATCTATATTTACAAAACCACTTGTAGGTGCTGATGTTCCAAAACCAATTTTATCTGCTGAACCATCAACAAAGAAAGCATGTGTTAATGTGTTTGTTTCTGCTCTAAAATCTAGTGATCCACCAGATTCATTGAAAGTAAATCCACCGCCATCAAGATCGACATTACCCGATACTTTGATTGCCCCTGTTACATCTAATTCAACTGAAGGTGAAGCATTATTAATACCTACCCTGTCGTTACCTGCATCTGTGAAAATAAGATGTGTTGCTGTGTTTCCTTCTATTCTAAAATCTTTATCGGCTCCTGCTTCGTTAAATACAAAAGTACCACCGTTAAAGTTTACATCACCTGTAACATTTAATGTTCCGTTGGCCGTGATATTTCCTGCATCATTCAAGACATCGAACATCGTAGAACCATCTGAATATAAGATATGTTTAGCACCTTCAACAAGATTAACACCTGTTCCACCAGAAGGTTTAAAGGTTAGGTTATTACCGCTGTGTGTTGTTGCGTCATCGACAATGTACCATGTCTCTACTGCTTCGGTGCTCATTGTTGTAGCACCCGATAAAGTGCCTGTTAGTTTGATGATTGCATTACTTTGCTCGTCTGCTGTTGTTCCATCATTTGCTGTTAGTGAATCATTGGTGCTTGCAACAGCTACAGCGACGTAACCTTTGATTGCTGATTCTACTTTTTGTAAATTGTTATTTGTTATGTCGCCCCATGTTCCAGAGTTTTCTCCACTTGCTTGAAGCTCTAGATTCAAAGTGCTTGAATATGTTGATGCCATTTAGCCTCCTAGTCCGTGGACCCCGGTTCAACGTCGGTCCAAGTTACGGTTTGTGAGTCATCAACCTCATTCCAAATAAAGAAGTTTGGCGTTCCTGTTGATAACGTAATTAAGTTTTGGAAAGACTCACCAAATGGTGTTTCTTCACCAAGACTTACTGTTATTTGTCCTGCTGTCGTTGGTGCTATATTAGCACCCGCGGTTACAGTTTCATTGCCTAGGGTAAATGTAGCAACGTTTGTAGCCGCAGAAATAGTTGCACCTGCGGTTACTGTTTCGTCCCCAACACTAGCAGCAAAAGAAAGACCACTAATAAAAGCGGATCCAACGTTTTGAACACCCGTGCCTCTTAGTGAAGCTATTGGCTGTTCTGCTACTGCTCCATGCCCTAGTAACATTTTGTTTTTCCTATATTAACTGTTTTTTTCACGGTCGTAAAGTACATATTATCTCGCTGTTGTTGGTACACCTTCTGATGATACAAAAGGGCTTTCTGCAAATGCCATGTAAATAAATGGACTTCCACTTGCGTTTACATCAGCACCAGTTCCTCTTATTTTAAAACCATTTGATAACATATCCCAAACAGAATTAGCCGCTTCAGCTTCAGCATCATCTGTGTTTGGTCGTAAAAAATCATTTGTTAAATTAAATGGACTACGCTTATTATCCATTAAAAACCATCCATTAGTGCTATCGGTTCTTTTAACTAAAATCCAAGCTGGTTTAAAGCCAGTATAGATAAATGGCCCATCTGCATTACCATTACCTGTGTAGCTACCAAATTTACTGTAGCCTTGTATTGGTGTAAAAACATAATGCACATAAGTTCTTGCGTCTGTGTTAACCTCGTTTTTAGTATGTACTGTAAACACAGAAGATGTTGGTGCGGTATCGTTATATCCATTAGCATTATCTGCTGTGGCATCAGTAGTGTTTAGAGTTAAAATTTCTGTTTCTGGTGCAGATGTATTACTGCCATGATATACTGCCCAGTTCTCGGCATTGCTTCTTTGTTTTGATATAATTATTTCTGGTACTGCTCCTAAACCATGAGCTATTGTTCCAGTGTTTCCTGTTCCTGTTGTTGTAATAATAGAAAATCCTGCTGTAGTATTTGTTTGTATTGTGCCACCGGGATTATTACCGCTTTCAGTAAAAGATGTTGTCGTTCCACCATTAGCTTTCCAAGCAAAACCAACATATGTTTTACCATCTCCTCCTGCATGAGGTTGTGTTCCTACAGTAAAACCATCTGATAGTATACTTTGTAATTCACTGTCATAAGCAGTTTGTTCAACATCAGTAGTGTCTGCAAATAAAGGTAAATAATCTCCACTTGTTATTCTGCTTGTGTCCATTAAAGCGTGAGAGTGAGCATTACTTCTACATTTAGACCATAAAAAATCTAATTGTAAATCTGAATTACCATCAAAAGTAATTGTGTCTGTGCCACTTGAACCTGTCCATAAAGCAATTTGAAAATATGCTGATGGGTCGTCTATTGTTGTATAAGCCATTATCCGTACTCCGCTAAGTTCTTCGTGCATAATGCATAATATCCACTCGGTACTGCGTATTCAAAGTTCCCATATCCGTTTGCGTCTGAATTACCACTTGATATAGAGAAAGGTGGATTACCAAAATTTGCTTGTGTAGTGTGTCCTCTTGCTGTTGAACCATCTATTATATATGGAAAGTAAAATTCACCAGATGAAGTAGCACTTGTTATTGTTCCTTGAGATGAACCATTTTTATAAAAAGTTACTTCGTTATCATCCATATTTAAAGCTACACCAATTATATCATTATCTGTTGCTGTTGCTCCATAAGTACTTTGACTTCCATTAATTCTTTTTTTACCACTATCTATTTCATAAACAGCATAGTTTCCACTTGATGGATAAGTTGAGAGTTGTGCATCAGATTGAGCAACTCCAAGTATCTGTGGGGGGTCGCCTCCTGCATGAGAAATTAACTTAAATTCAAAATACCATTTTCCATTTTGAACTCCTATAGTTCCTCTAGCACCATCGTCATTTCCATTGGTACAAGTAATTTCACAATTACCCTCTGCAAAAGTAACTGTACCAGAATCTAAAGGATTTATTGTACAAAAATTATTTGTAGGTGTATCTGTTGTAATATCCTCTGCTGTTGCGTTTGCATCATCAAAATGATTATCATTACCACTTGTGTCAGCACCTTTACCACTTGCATTAGCACTTGTACCTGTT